CTTTTTGGTTCACCTTGCGTGGAATCATAAATGGGGGAAAGAAATTGACGGCAGAGTAGTTGCCTTTTTGGAAGCTCACGCCCGGGGTGATGTTGTTGAAGCAGGAAGTTTTGTCGTACATATGCCCACGTCTACGGTGATTCAGCCTTATGAAAGCAAGATCGTCTCTGGGCCTGTGGACTTTCGAGGCGAAATCAAGATTAAAGTGGACGGATATCCAGTCTCCGTCGAAGAGGCACTGATCATGATTTCTGGTTCAGAACCGAGAAACTTTATGTTTCCGGTTTTGGTTACAAACCGACTACTCTGGGAGCCAGCAAATACCGAAAAGAATTTGTTGGCTGCCGTGCTTTGCCGGACCCACGTGGACCCCTTTGTGGATTCACGTTGCGGTCTAGAAAGACACGAGGAATGGAAAAACCTCGCCGAACTCGTATGTTCGGAGGGGTGGTTTTCGATGGGTTCGGTTGAGCTTTGTTCAATTGAAGAGTGTGCTAGGTTGATGGGGAAGAAAGGGGCGCGTATTTTGAATGCGTACCATGAAGATTTGGCGGGTAACAATACCCGACTGAAGAAGACAATCAACCTGAAGTGGAACGAAACTATTACGGCTAAGAAGGACGTTGATGGAGTTTTGACAATGAAGCCACGGGCTATTGTCAATCTCGATCCGATTTTCCATGCCCGTATGTCTCCGTTGGCACGTGGTATTGCCGACGTTTTACACGACGTTTTTGATGGAACGGTTCGTGTATTTTGTGGACGTCCTGTGCGAATTTATTTCGCGTCTGGATACACACAAGAGCAGTTGAGTGACATTGGGAATAGTATGCTCGATGGTATTTTTACCGTTGCCGTTTCAGGCGACGACTCCGTGGTTTCATGGGGTGGCTTCGGTCGTGGATTTACCGGTTTTGGAGAGGCCGACCAATCGCAATTTGATCACACTCAGGACGAAGGACCCCAGATCGCAGCCTCTTTGTGGCTGCGTGCTATGGGCATGCCGGAGAGCCTCATTGAAGAGATCTATTATTGTTGCTCTGCGCCGTACACTCTGCGCCGAGGCCGATTGCAGGCTTCGGGTGTTGCAGGTGTGCAGATGCCGACAGGCATCGCTTTCACTACCATTCTCAACTCCATCAGCACGATTTTCATGTATTTGAATTTGATGCAGAAGGAAGAGATTGGAAGTTTGAAAGAGGCCGGGTGGCAATTGGGTTTCAAAGTAAAAGAGGTATCGCACCCGAATGTGAATTTTGCGACGTTCTTGAAAGGCTGGTGGCAATGGACAACCGACGGTAAGTTGTCTTGGATGCCACTTCCTTCCGCAACGATTAAGCTGGGTAAGTTGTTGAAACACCCATGCGAGATTGCAACGCGGGTCATCAAGGGCAAGAAAGTCCGAAGGACTGACGAGGAAGCTGTGGCCATGTGTGCCAATGCCCTCGCTTCTTCTTATGGACATGTACCATCGAATTATCCAATACTCGGACCTTTTCTAGACGCTTTAACTAGAAATGGCAAAGAAAATCGCAAGACGCTCAGAGGGGTTGAGGAAAGCTGGAAGCCAAGGTGCAATTCAGTTTATACTATCACCCGCGGTGGCGTTTTGGAAGCTATCGAGTATCGCTATGGTTTATCCGTGGCTGACGTCGATCGAGTTGAAAGACTCCTTTCAATAATCACCAAGTTACCAGCTTACATCGAAGATCCGGTCTTTGATGCGCTGTGTGATGTAGACTACTAAGTCTACCGACAGGGCAGTAGTGCGATGGCACGGGGTTTCACACTCCCCCCCTTTTACCAGTGCTTCGGAGGTTATATCACCGAAGTGGGCCATATATAAAGATACAAAACTTTTCGAGCTGGATTTTCGAAGAGAAATATGGTCAAAGCTAAGAAGAAGAATGCGACGAGTCAGGCTCTTCAGGCGATTCCTCGTGTTCGTGGACAAGGTAACTACTTCACTGACGCGATGGGATCTATCATTCCGAAAGGCACTTTTTCGCGCCTCGGCGGGCAGGGTGGCGGTTTCCTCGGCAGAAATGTCGCTGGACGACTCGACCCCCTTTT